TGCTGATGTAAATAAACAGATAGAAGGTTTTACAGCAGATGATAAGTTTATGGCTGCAGATGGAGCTATAAAGTTATTTACAGGTACCTTACAGGGTGCTGTAGGTGTTTTAGGTATGTTTGGTATTGAATCAGAAGTCTTTGGAGAGTTTGAAAAGAAAGCAGCATCAGCTATAGCTTTAGGTATAGGTTTAAAAGATGTATCAGAAGGGTATAGCCAGTTGGCTAAATCATTTAAAAAAGCAACAGGAGCACAATTAGGATTTAATAAAGCAACGTTACTTAATCCTTATGTAGCAGCAGGTGCAGCAATAGTAGCTGTTGTAGGTTCTTTAGCCTATCAGTTCGATAACTTTTCAAACATACTTAAAGAGGCCGGATTAGGTACAGTAGATCTAAGTGGTGCATGGAATGGTTTATCAAGAATCTTTTCAGGTGTAACAAATGTTATTGCATCTCGTGCAGGACATATGGTTGCAGCTTTAGGGCATATTAGATACGGAAGGCTTAGAGAGGCAGCAAAATCTCTTAGCAAATTAGGTGTAGGTGGAATGATGGAAGCTTTTAAAGAAGGTTCAGACCAGGCAGCAGAAAGACAGAATAAGAAGCAAGGAGAAAAGGAAGCAAAAGATTTTGAAGAAGCAAGACAGGAAGAGCTCAAAAGACTACAAGAGCAATGGTTGCTTGACGATGACATGAAAAAATCTAACGAAGAATGGAATGCAGAGTTTGGTAAAGATGCAGCTATGGCTTTTGCAGAGGCATTTAACAAACAAATACAAGAAGATCCACCAGACTATGGGTATGTTGATGTAGATACTATAGATGATATAAATGGACTTTGGGAAGAAGGAGGACAATTACATGACCTATACAAGCAAAGACAAGATGCTTTAGAAAAATCTTTAGCAACAACAGAATTTCTTCAAAACTTTACAGAAACAGCAACACAGGCTTTTGATATTATAAATCAAGCAGCAGATGCAAGATATGAAAGACAGCTTATCAATCTTGAAAGAGAAAGATCAGAGATTGAAACAAATGTACATCTTACAGAAGAAGAAAGAACGAAAGCTTTAGAGGCTGTAGATGCAAAAGAAAAGAAACTTGAGATTGAAAGAATTAAAAGAGAGCAAAAGAGATTTACCTTACAACAAACACTTCTTATAGCTGAACAGATGTTAAAAACAAATATGTTCATCTTAGATATGAAACAAAAAGGTATGCAACAGATAGCAGCAGCACAAGCAGCAGGAACAGAAGTTGCTTTAACAGGAGCAGTACAAACAGCTAAAGCACAAACATCCTTAGGTGCATTTACAGCTGCCTTAGGTCCTTTTGGTATAGCAGCCTTTGCAGCATCCATTATTGGTATAATCGCTTCTATATCCCAGGCTAAAAAAGCAGCCAATGCCGAAATTGCAGCATTAACAGGAGTATCAACATCAACAGGTGGAGGTGGAGGAGTAAGTATACCATCAACACCACCACAAATCACACCAGCACAAGATGCTATTGCACAACCAACAGTAAGAGCTTATGTTGTTTCTGGGGACACAAGATCGGCAGAAGAAGCTGATGCTAAGATACTATCAAGAAGAACTTTAGACTAAAAACTATTTATTATTATGCGTATTGTAGAATTACTGATCGAAGAACTTGAAGATATGAGCGGATTTACAGAGGTAGCTCTTGTAAAAGATCCAGCCATAGAACTTCCTTTCTTTGCATTTAAAGAAAACAAAGTAGAAGATGCTATAGCTTTTCAAATCATCAAACAACTTATGAAAGATGAATTTGTTGAGAAGCTTCCTGGTGAAAGTAGAGATGACTATATGGGAAGGTGTTTACCTAAACTTAAGTCTGAAGGTTTTCCAGAAGATCAAGCTTTAGCGATCTGTTATGATTCTTTCGATATAGATGTTTCTACATTACCAGGTTATGATAACAATATATCCGGATCTATCAACTATGAATTTGAATCCTTTAACGATTATCCTGAATCAGCAGTCAACGCTGCCAAAAGAGCCTTGGAATGGAGAGATTCTCATCCTGAAAATGACTGTGGAACTCGTGTTGGGTGGGCCAGAGCTAACCAACTTGCTAACAGACGACCAATATCAGAGGAAACTATTGCAAGGATGGCTTCTTTCGCAAGACACTTACAACACGAAGATGTTCCATATTCCGAAGGTTGCGGAGGCTTAATGATCGACGCATGGGGGGGAAGAGCAGGTATAGAGTGGGCTCAAAGAAAATTAGAAGAGATAAGAGAGGGTCTCTCTCAAGAGTTCTCACACTTTAATGACCTACCATCTAACATACAAGAGAAACTGTTGGAGAACCTTTCTAAGACAGGGATATCAAGGGATTCACTTGTAAAAGATGGCTATGTTATAGAGGATTATGAAGAAAGTCCAAATTTAACATTTGCCTTACCAACAAAATCATCAGCCAACCCAGACAAACCAACAAATGATACGTCAGGTAATTTTAAAATACTTTACGAATATTCAGGTCCCAAAGATTCTAAAAATAGATCTTTCTGCAGGAGACTTTTAGATCTTGATTTATTGTTTAGAAAAGAAGACATCGATAGAATGACCATACAGGGAGCCAATTCTGAAGAGTTTGGTTTTTATAACATTTTTAGATACAAAGGTTCTTTTAACTGCAGACATATCTGGAGAAAGAAAAGAGTTTATCAAAAACAAGAACAAAACCCATCAAGTATAAAATCAATCATTCCAAGAATAGCAGATCTACCTTCAGCAAATGTAGCACCTGGTGTTAACAGCAGTATAGGTGACAGTGAAACAGTAGCTTTCTCAAAGTATAACTTTGGTATGGATGAAGATAAAAAGATAGTTGTTGGACCTTTAATGGTTCCCAACCGCTTAATTTTTAGAGTAGATGAAAATAATGAACCGTATTATGTCTTTTTTAGCGAGGAAACAATTAAGAAGCTAAGTCAAAAAATGATGAAAGAAAAACTTCTTGATAAAATGAACCTTGAACATGACCCAGGATCTCCTATAGATGGACATATGATTGAAACCTGGATCATCGAGGACGAGATGAATGATAAATCTAACTCATATGGAATGAACTTACCAAAGGGAACTTGGGTAGGTGCCTATCAGATAGAAGATAATGAGGTATGGAACCTTGTAAAGAACGGTACAGTTACGGGATTTAGTCTTGAAGGTTTTTTTGAAAGTAAAAAAATTCAGTAAACAATGAACATAGAATATTATTCAACAGCAGGGTTCTTTTCAACTGCAACAATATCGGCCATACACTTTCAAGACTTTATTTTAGCTTTCATGCTCGGGTTTGTTGGAGCATTTGGTGGCTATCTTTTTAAGCTTTTAAAAGATAACGTCTTAGATCCTAAAAAATAAAAAAGGCCCCGAAGGGCCCAAAGGATTAACCAACCATAGCTCTCGTAACAAAATACAAAAAGCAGAGAGCTAAAAATATATATTGTGTTCTTTCTTTCATCCTTACCCAACCTTTAATTTACTGTGAAAAGAAGGAAGAGTTACCTTCTTAATTTTATCTATAGCAGTAGATGAAGAGATAAACTTACCATCTTTAACAACAAATGTCTCTTGTTCATCAGGCCAACCATAGGTTCCACCTTCCTTTGTGATAGAGATTATCATGTTAAAAAAATCTACGTTTGCTTGTTTTTGTACTTTATTCATAACCGTTTTTGTTTTAATATTATACCTTAATATAAGAACTTTTCTTTAGACTACCAACTTTTTTTAAAGGTTTTTTTCAAGTTACTTAAAAAAATAGTTTTTATATCAAAATATATATTTATGAGTAAGTATTATTTATTAACTTTTAATATATCTTCATATGAACAAAGAGGAATTAAAGTCTCTTGTCAAGAAATACTTTCACCTTGAAGATAAACAACCAGAACAACCTTTGACGGAAGAAACACAGAAATTTTCTGAAGCAAAACTCCAAGATGGAACTGTCGTGACTAACATGACAGACGCTCCATTTGAAGTGGGGCAAACTCTGCATGTAATCACGGAAAGTGGGGAGCATGTTATTGCACCGACTGGGGAGCATCTTCTTGAAGACGGGACTTTGGTTGTTATCAATGAGGAAGGTATTATTACAGGGATAAAACAACCAGACGCTACAGGCGAAGGATCTTTAGAAGCTTCAAAAGAAGAAATGACAGAAGAAACTACAGCAGACAATGCTGAAGAAAAAACTGAACTTTCTGAAGAAGCAACAGAAGAGACTGAAATTGAAGCAGAGGAAAAAACCGAAATGGCAGATCATGAAACTACTGACGAGGAAACTTCTATGGAAGAGCACGACATCAGAGAAGAGATTGTATCAGCTATTGCAGACGTAGTTCAGCCTGAGATTGAAGCCATGAAACAAAAAATGGCTGAAATTGAAGAAGCTATGAAGGAGCACTATTCAAAGACTCCAGCTTCAGAACCAACTGTTGAATCAAGATTCTCCAAGATTCAAGAGATTAAGAACGGAGAAAAGAAAGGATTAAATGGCTTCAACGCTAAAAAAGCGCAAATGGAGATGGTCCTGTCAAATCTAAAATCAAGAATCAATAACTAACCTTAAATTTTAAAATTATGAGTTTAAATGTATCAGCTTTAGCTGACTGGTCCAATAGTACTGCTGGCGAGATGATCGTTAGATCAGTATACGAAGGACAAACTACATCGATTCTGCCTGTCAAAACAGGAGTTAAGCACTCAACTCCATTAAACATCTTTGATGTGGATCTTGTTATCCAAAATGGAACTTGTGTATCTACACCTTCAGGTTCAATGATAGCTACAGATAAGCAATTAACTGTAACTCCAAGAACTTCTTTTGATGGATTATGTTTGAAAGACTTAGATACTAAGTATTTAGGTATTTCTGCATTAGAGCCAGGATCATATAATCAAACCTTTGCCTTGGCTAACGCTTATGGTGAAATGCTTGTTAACCAATTTTCTAAAAAGAACGATGAGTTCTTATGGAACACAAATTCAGGATCTGCACAAGGTCTTGGATATTTAACTTCAGGGTCTAACACAGGAGTGGTAGTACCAAATGAAGCAACAGGATCATTTACTTCTACAACTGCACTTACAGTTATCGATGCACTTATCGAAAACTTAGATGCTGATGTAGCAGATAGAGATGACTTAACTGTTTGGATGTCTGTAACTAACTTCAGAAAATACGTTACCGCGCTTCGTAGTGCTAACAACTTTTATTTCGATCCAGGTTCAATAACTAACAGATCAGGTATTCTAACAATGGCTTATCCATTTCAGAATGTTAAGGTCTGTGGTACAACGGGACTTCAGGGGTCTGATAGAGTCGCGCTTATGCCAGATGCTTATGCAGTGGTAGGAACAGACCTGGAAACAGATTTAACTGATTTCCAATTATTCTACGACATTAACTCGGATCAGCTAAGACACAGAATTTCAACGAAATTAGGTGTAGGTTTGGCATTTCCGGAATACGTAGTATCAAATAATAGAAATTAATATTAACCTTAACTTAAACCAATATAACTATGAGTTGTCAAATCACAAGCGGTAGAAGCATTCCATGTAGACAGTCCTTAGGAGGTATAAAAAACATTTATATTCTTTCAGGATCTGTAGCAGGAACAACAGCAGCATCAGGAGCAATATCAGACATTTCTGGTTCAGGGATCTTTTACAAATTCTCTTTAGAGAAAGGAATAGGATCTTGGACAGAAACTCCAACACCAAGTTTGGATAATGGAACGATATTTTATGGTGAAGCTGTAGAAGTTTCTTTCCACAAAATGGATGCGGCTCTCAGGAATCAAGTTAAGGTGCTTGGCGAAAACACAACAATGAGAATTGTAGTTGAAACCGAGCAAGCGTCCACAGATTATTCCGGCCGATTCTTTTACATCGGTGAAAACAGAGGATGTTATTTAACAGCGGGATCAGGAACTACTGGTGTGGCCTTAGGCGATGCCAATTCTTACAGCTTGACCCTAAGTGCAGAGGAACCATTCCCAGCACAAGAAATAACAACAACTGGTAACCTTACGGATGCCTTAACTGGTATAACTGTCAGCTAAATTAACAAAAGAGTAAGAGGTGGTCTTGATGGCCATCTCAAACCTCTTTTTATATAACATATGATACAGTTTGATAAAAGCACGATAATAAACACAGTAACTCTCTATCCAGAGTCTGCTTCTATTTATGCT